CCAGGTGATACTCAGGCACAAATATATGGTAAAGCAACTAAAGCTGCTACATTTGCTAATGATGCATTTGGTGGTCAAAACTGGGAACAATTAGCGAACAGAATACAATCTGATACACTTAAAAGATTAGCACAAACTACGTTACAACCAGCATCTAGAGGTTATATGCAATTACTTCTATTTGCTCCTGATTGGACAATATCTAATATTAGAATTATTGCTAAGTCATTACCTAATTTTGAGTCTGATCCTGCATTACGTAGAATGTATCAATACTATTTTGCTAGAGCTGCACTTACGTATGCTGTAGCAGGATCTGCATTAAACTATATATTTAGTGGACACTCAATATTAGAAAATACAGATCCAACAAGAATTGACTTAGGAAATGGTGAAGTACTTACATTTTCTAAACAATTAATGGAGCCTTTCCATTGGATAACAGATCCACAATCAACTGGTCTTAAAAAGATTGGTTCTCTACCTAGAACAACAATAGAAGTATTAACTAATAAACAATACTTAACTACTAAGTGGAGTCCTAATATTACAAAGAAAGATGACGAGGCGATTGAAAAAGGACTAAAAATAGGTGGTCATGTAGGTATGAGATTCTTACCTATTTGGTTGCAGTCTGCATCACGAAACATAGCAGAAGGATTACAAGAACAAGGATTATCCTTAGATCTTGCATCTGATACTGCTGTTGATTTTGTGTTAGGACAGCTTGGACATCCTAGATATCAAGGACCAAGATACACACAATATAAAACGAAAGGACTTATAAGAGATCCTTATAAGACATTATTTTAATATGAGCAGAACTACAGAAAATAGAGAAGAAATTCTTAAAATACATGGAGCTATAGATCTTATCAATCAAAGAATTGATACTATAGAAAACAATCACCTAGCACATATGCAAAAAGATATAGATAGAATACAATATATTTTAACAGCTGTTGGACTAGGAGTTGCAGCACAAGTATTATACTTAGTTACTAGCATTTTTGCATGACAAAAATAGCATTATTTATGATTATGTGCTCCTACGTTGCAGGAGAATGCATGAATCCTATTGAGATGGATACATATTATGATGATATGTATACCTGTCTTAATGCAGGATATTTAGAATCATTAAGTAAATCAGAAGAAATAGGTGCAGATGATATAAACCAACATGGTATATATATGAAATTTGTATGCATGGAAAAAGAAATTATTTTACCAAAAGGTAAACCTGTATAGTTGTACCTAACACTCTAGACTACATAAACTCAAAGTTGTAAAACATTGTATGTTAAGAAAATCAATACTTGTGATAAGTGATCAACATGCTCCTTATCATCATATAGATACGATAGACTTTCTAGCTGCTATAAAACAAAAATATAAACCTGATACAGTTGTTAATATAGGTGATGAGATGGATTGGCATAGTATTTCATTCCATGACTCTCATCCAGGACTATATTCACCTAGTCATGAGCTGCAGGTTGCTAGAAAATTTTTTAAAGATTTAGAAAAATTATTTCCAAAACAATATGTTATGGACTCTAATCATGGTAGCTTAGTATTTAGAAAAGCTACTAGGTATGGTTTACCACACGAAGTTTTCAAATCATATAATCATATGTTAGGTGTAGGTAAAGGGTGGACATGGCATGAGGATCTAATTCTCAAAGCATCTAATGGACAGAAGATATATTTCTGTCATGGTAAATATAAAGATGTTTTAAAAGTTGCTCAACAATATGGTATGTGTACAGTACAAGGACACTATCATACCTGCTACAAAATAGATTATTGGAGTAATCCAAATGAACTACTTTGGGGAATGCAAGTTGGGTGTTTAATCAACATGAAAAGTTTAGCTTTTGAATACAATAAACTTCAGAAGTCTAGACCAGTAATAGGAACAGGAGTAATCATTGATGGATTGCCTAAATTAATCCCAATGGTATTAAAAGACAATGGCAGATGGAATAGAAAAATTACCTAGAGGTATTAGAAATAAGAATCCAGGTAACATTAAACTAGGTACAAACTGGGATGGTTTGGCTGCTGAGCAGACAGATCCAACATTTTGTATATTTGACGAAGCTGTAATGGGTATCAGAGCTTTGCAAAGAATACTTCTTACATATAGATTTACTCACAAAAAAGCTACTATTGATGAAATAATTTACAGATGGGCACCCCCTTCTGAAAATTCTACAGATAAGTACGTTGAATTTGTTTGTAAAAAACTAGATAAAGAAAAAGATGTAAGGCTAAATAATAGTATGGAAGATTACTTACCACTTGTAAAAGCAATTATACAAATGGAAAATGGTATGCAACCATACGATGATGACTTACTTGTAGAAGGAATGTATAAGGCTTGGGAAGGACTTCCTACAGCTAGTACAGCAGAATAATTATGTGGTTGAATTTATTAAGTATGGGTGTTAAAACAGCATCTCATATATATCAGAACAAACAAAAAACAAAACGTCTGATGTCAGACGCACAGGCAGTCCATGCCGAAAAAATGGCACGAGGTGAGATTGAATATAAAGCGAAAGTTATTGAGAGTAATGATCAAGGTTACAAAGACGAATTTGTCCTTATTCTCGTATCTTTGCCTATTCTTGTATTGGTCTATTCTATTTTCACTGACGATGCTGCGATTCGTGATAGACTAGACTTGTTTTTTGAATACTTTAAGAACCTACCCTACTGGTATCAGGCTATTTTTATAGGAATAGTTTCGGCTATCTATGGTCTTAAAGGTGCTGATATTATGAGAAAGAAATGACAGCCTATATAGGTAAACCTAAACACTCTAAATGTAATACTTGTAAAAACAAACTAACAGAAAGATATGTTATGTTTGATAGAATAAAATATTGTTTAAAATGTTTTTATATGTCAGGCAAATCATTACCGATATTTCATGGTGAAGTTAAACGAAAATACTAATGTATCACTCCCTATCAGAAATCTACTAGCTATAGTAGCAGCAGTAGCTATTGGTGTATGGGCATACTTTGGAGTTATTGAAAGACTTAATTTATTGGAAACAGCAGACACACTCTTTAAAGCTGATCTACTAAAACGAGCTGAGCAAGAACCAAAGAACTTAGAAATGTATATGTTAATAGAACATTTATCAGGACAAATAGAATCTATTGAAAAAGAAATAGAAGCATCAAGATATAACAAAGTAAACATTGATCACCTTAAAGAACAGGTAGATATGTTACAAAAAAAACTTAATGGTAATCACTAATGATAGAACAAGTAATAGCACTCTTAATGATTGTAGATCATGAAATAAAAGAACACAGAATCCAACCAAATATGTCAGAATGTTTGAAGGGAAAAAGAGTAGCTAGTAGAGATACTGGCTCCAATGTTGAATACAGGTGTATTATTTCTATGGCAGAGACAGAGATTTATATGGGAGAAAAGTCTATCAAAAAACTTATATTAGATGATTAAAAGAAATAAAAAAAGAAACCCTATTGCAAAGCAATTAAATCATTTTCATCAAAGAATTAAGAAATCTAAAAGACTATACAATAGAAGAATTAATCGTAGTCTCGTTCAAGAATCATCTGTAGATAATGGATAGCTTTTTCTATATCTTTCTTCTTACCTTTTTTCTTATGTCGGCATATATATTTAATAGCATTGCCTTCGGCATATGGTAAATTGTTTTCATTAATAAACTCAGCAGGTTGAATCTTCATTGATTTATAATGATCACCATCTACCTGACGATGCAATGAATCATAAGTAATACCTTTAAACATATCTTTATCAGTCATTAAAATTTAATCTATAACGACCAGGACGATCATCTCGTTCTGGTTTTTGTTTTTTATAATAGTTTCTTCGCAACTGTTGTATATCACTCTTTATAGCTTTACTCAATTTTAAAAATGTATAATCAGGATCTAAATCTGCTAGTCTACATATCACTCTAAAATCTTGGGAATTGCTGGTAAGCCAAGCGACTGCTTGGTCTTTATGATATTCATAATAACGATCACTACCCTTATAAGCAGCATCGTGTATAGCTTGGGTAATTACATTTAAAAACATTCTTTGCTCAGGAGTCCTCATTAATAACTTCGTATGTCATACGTTGTTCTATTACTTCTGTTTCTTTCCAATTTAATGTGCTTGGATCTATAGCATTAACAATCTTTACAGCTTCCTCATCTGAGTTAGCTTTAATAATTATTTCTGTGTATGCAGGTAGCTGCACCCATCTTTTAAATTTATAGATCATATATTATTTTTACGTCTACTAGCTTCTAAAGTTCTAAATAAATCTATAATAAGACCTTCTTTATCTCTTTTATTATCTAGTGTACTAGCATCTACTTCAGCTTTAAATAACTCATCTATAGCTTCTTTATAAGTATTACTAGCATAGTAAGTCTGCTCTTTTGCAGAGATACTCTTATCTTCCTTATTACCTGTAATATGTAATGCTTTTTTACGTTTAAGTAATCTATCTAAATACTTAACTTGTGCATTAGCTTTAGCAGAAGTCTCATCTGTATCAGCAAGATACTTTAAGGATTCTTCCAATCGCTTTTCTGTAATCACTTTTATCCTCCTTTAAATATAATTTATATAATCTTTCAACCAAATCACTTCTATTATAAGTGTTTACACCCATAATTTCTAGTTCTAATTTGAACAAATGCAACCCCATAAGTCTCCTGTTCCATCCTTCATGACATGAGCATTAATTGGATATTCATAATATGTTGTTAAGTGTAGTCTTAGTATATCACATAGATCAAAGCAATTAGCTTCTTGTAAAAGCTCAATGCCTTCTATCATTTCTTTTGTGATTGAAACTAGACTATACACTCCATCATTGAGTAGTATTAAGTCCATAACATCTTTCTATACTACTGAGTAGGTCTTTAAGATGTTTCTGAGAAAAACTCCTAAGGAGCTTTCCTACCCAGTAGCAACATTAACCATCGAGGGAGGTAATGTTCGGTTAAAATGGAGCTTCGTCTCCATCATATTGAGCATTCAAAATCTTTCTTACATAGCCATCAATCTGATCAAAGTCTACGTCTTTGTCTGATTGTAAAGCAGCAGATAATAAATTACTCATAGTTAATCTGTATTTTTCTTTCCATTGTGCTGCAAGATCTTTACCTGTAGCATTTGAAGTTTTACCAGTAGGTACAGCAACTTCACCACTTAACAATTCAATCATACTTGCAGTTTGATACTGTTTGCCTGATTTACTTGTTCTTACTGGTTGAGCTGCTATTTTGAGTCTAGCACCTTTTTGCCATCTCTGTGTACCGATAGCTTCACCATAAATAGTCATGTCTGTACCATCGTCTTTAGTAACGTATACAGTTACACCACCATCATCTTTCTCGAATGCTTTTCTGAATGAGCATTCAAATGTTTCATTTTCCATATGAACCTTCCTATTTATTTTATTTAGTATTTTTCCAAACTTTTGCATTGCAAATATATAACTTATTTCAATACCTTCGTCCAGATCTCTTTAGCAAATTCTTCAGATCCAGGACTACCCTTCCATCTGAAGTTGTCGCATATCAATGGAAATATGCGAACAACGTCATCTTTAGTTTTACATATTTCTAGTATATGTTCGATATGCTTCATTGCATTGATAATATCAACTAGATCTGTACGATCTACCATATCTGCAACATAGACATCTTTGGGAGAACAATACAATAACATTGTAGGTTTACCAAAAATATCTCTATACAGACATTGTTGACGTATATCAGCAGGTTTTGGATACCATTTAGGATCTACATGACCTGCTTTAAGTCGTCTAATATATGCTGTAGCTTTAGTATCTACGATACATTCATCAAACTCAAAGTCAGTTTTAGCTATTACATCATATTTTAGACCATATTTTTCACCAGATATTTGCTTCTCATTCTGAAATGATTTTACTTCACCAAACTCTTTTAAGTTCTCAACAAACTTATTAGCGATGATACCAGACCATTCACACTCGCTTTCTGTAAGATCTCTCTTATGTTCGCTTGTGTATTGTTCAAAAGCTTTCTTTGTGATAGTATCTTCGTCATTGATTTGGTTTGATAATGCATGATGTGCAGCATCCTCCGCTGCTAATCCCATTACCATTCTTGCATTTGGTTCTGACTCAAAATCAAATAACTCATTGATAATCCAAAATGGTGGACTATCAATAAACGTATTAGTCTTGGAGGCAGAGTGTCTATATTTAATTTTCATAATTATCTCCTAATGGTTATTAATGTTCAAAAATATATAAGTAATACCTATAACATACCAATAGATATGTTAAAAGGTAAATCAGCAATAAAAGACAAAGATCAATATAATTTATACAACTTATCAATTATATTATCCTGGCTATTGCACCCTACGAAACAGTATGGGTGTAAAAGCCTTATAGCTCGTCATCATTGCTGTAATAAAAATCGTGTCTTTAGATTGTATAAACTATACAACTCTAATGATAAATTTAGATCTTTTGTTGATAAAGCAAAAGATAGGTATACAAATACATATGCGTAAAATAGAAAAACCAGAGCTAGTTTCGCTTATCAGAGAAAAGAAAAAAGTCTGGTTAAACATTAGAGAATCTCGTCTAATGTATATGTTTCATCGCAAACTCATATCTGTAGAAGAATATGAAGCAGGATCTAGATATAGATTAATGTGTGAACTTATGGGTGGAAGTACCGGAAACTACCTAAAAGATAGAGTAGATGGTTCCAGTACTGACTTCATCTCATCATCTCTTGGTGCAGCTATGGCAGTCAAAGATTGTGATGATCAGATAGGTAAAACCTTTGCTGAATGTATGAAGTTATTTTGCTGGTTTAATTATGGCATAATTGAGATAGCACACATTCTTGGATTGACAGAACGTAAAGCATCAAATAGAACACACGAAGGTCTAGCTAGACTATCAATATATTATGGGTATACGAAAGTGCATAACACAATCAAAGGACAAGGAACTCAGGTTAAAAAACAAAAAATACCTGAAATGGGTAGCTAGTAATCCATGTATTATTTGTCAAACAAATGGATGTAATGCTCATCATATACAATATGCTATGGAAAGAGGTATATCTCAAAAAGTTGGAGATCAATATACTCTACCACTATGTGTCAAACATCATCACCAATTACACAACTGTGGCTTATCAGAACGTAAATTTTGGGAGAAAATAGACATTGATCCTTTACCAATATGTAGTATCTTTTATAAACACTACCACGATATGTGGAAAAATAAGGATTTTTTTTATGATGATTCACAACTTTGGGTTATGGTTTACAACAAACTTGTACCTAAGATCAAAAAAAACATTGATTTTCTTTTGCAACCCAAATAATCATATTAGTTATCCTCGCCAGAGGTACGTGTAATTATGACTAAAATAGTAAAATTCCCAAAAAGAAAAAGACAATATTCAGACAAGTTTCTAACTAATGTGAAACCTGATGCTATTGGTGATTTTATCAAACACCAGAATCCTCATCTTACACTTAAAGCTGCTGATGCAATGGCTCTTGCCATTATCTATAGCACATATCTTCAATTAGTATTTGATGAAGAAGGTCAAGATATAATACCTTTTGATGAAGTAGAACAATATGTATGGGCAGCTCATGACAAAAAAACGTTACACTAAAAAAAAGAAATCTATAAAAGACCAAGACTCTAACGACATACCCTATACTAAAGTGCGAGTCGATTGGGTGGACTGCGTTAGTGATAGTGCTTGGGCATCTGAAAAAGAATTTAAAAATATGAAACTGGCTACACCAGTTAATGAAGGTTGGATCTTCTCTAAAGATCGTAAATCAATAAAGTTATTTGCAAGTTACGATAAAGAAGATGATGGTACAATAACTTTTGGTGATCGTACTATGATACCTAAATCTTGGATTGTTAAAATTACAGAAATTTAGCCGACCCACCAAGTCTCCCCAGTGGGTCTATCTACATAGCCGCAGGATCCTAGCTTATCTGGCACATAGCTATGAGAATTTTATTAAGTACCTTTCTTCATGTACTCTTGAATAACAGCTTCAGCACCCTCATCATACTGAGGATAATTTAAAGTTTCTAATCTTTTCTTAGAATTTTTTAATTCTGTTTTAACGTGATCTTTAGCATCTTCTAATACTTTAACTAACTCAGGATAATTTCCATAAAATATCCCATAAATAGATAAATCATTAATTGCTGCTGTCACTCTGTTTAGACCTTTTATTCGCTTTTCGATTCTTAGAATCTCTGAGTCCATTATCTTTCTCCATTTCTTTGATTGTACGTTTCAACTTATCAATCTCTAATTGTTTACTAGCAACTAAAGCTTTCCATTGATTATCATTTGCCATCTTCGTTCTCCTTATGTTCTTTGACAATATCTGTCAAATCAGGTGAATTATCTAAGAACATACGACAGTTGTCAATATCTTTCTGATATTCTTTACACCAATCTTGTGCAATAAGTGAATGTTTATCTTTCAAAAACCCACAAGATATTGCACCATCAAGTACAGATAATGCTTCCATAGCATCATCTAGTTCATCTTGAACTTTCCGTCTTTCATGTTCTTTAGCTTTATTAGAGGTATGTATCATACCAATATCATTCTTGGTTTGGTCTGTCATTTAACTTCTCCACATATGTTGCTTTTAATTTGCTTTTCAATAAATTAAGCTCATACTCTTTTAGATCATTATCTGTTTGAAGTTGATCATTTATTTTTTGTAGCTTAAATATTGCATTAGCTTGTTGTTCTAACTTTTCACGTTGTTCTTTTACTAAAGCCTGACAATCTTGTAAGACTTTATTTACATCATTATGCTGCTTCATCATTCTCCTTTTTGATTACACAGACATTACCACAGATTACACCTGGAGGCAATACTACTCTGCCTGTAGCAGATAACCATTCTCTCCAACCTTTTGTAATCATTTGATTTACTACACGTTCATTCTTTAATAAAAATTCTTCATCAAAATATATATCTGTATATCCATCTTTTCTGTTAGAATATTCAGGCATTTTTGCAGTAGACATTTCTATCAAATCAGTATCAATCAAAGGATACATATCTTCAAATGTAGGTTTTTTAACATAGTCATATTTTGCAATATGACCATCTGTTTTAAATAAATATAATTTATACATCATCATCCTCCAATTGTTGAATAGTTATAGTATATTCTTTACCATCAACTATTGCTTGAAAATCAGCTTCATAATTATCTTCTGTACGTTGACCATAACCTGTAATTGATGCTTTCAAATTATCAACTAACATACGTTGTATAGCCATCATAAGCTCATTTGTTTCCATTAATTTACTCATATTTATATCTACCTTTCTTGCTTGTATTTGTTGGTTGCTGACCACAAGCTACATAAACTTTCCAATCATCTCTATGTGGAAAATTACATATATCAAATGTAGTCATTGCTTGATTCCATCCATCAGCATTAGTAAATAAATGTACATCATATCTTTCATTATGAAACATATACACTGAGTTTCTTTCATCATCGTCTCCACGATATTGTATTTTTTTCTTTGGCATAAATCTCCTATGATAAATATTTTTTAAGTTGATTACCTACAAGTTCTGCAAATCTGAACCACTCTTTAATAAGATTTCTACGTTTAGTTTTTCTCTCTCTAAGTACTTGTGATACAGCTTTGTCAGAAGCTTTGTTAAGTATTTTTTCTTGCTCATCTAGTTTCATTGTAACCACCCTACGTTATCTAAATAACCTGCGTGTATAACATGAACTAGCAACAAACAAAGTGCAGTACCCAATTGTATATACAATATACCTTTGATATTTCTCTGCAAATTTTTGATTTGATCTGCCTGTGCAAGTATTACTTTACTCTGCGATTTAGTGTAATCAATAATCTTATCCAATGATTTTGAAAACACTTGATCGACTTTATGCTGCTGATCAATATAATCTTTGAACGCAGCTTTCATTCCATCTTCCATAACAACCTTTCTGTTAGGCATTGCCCAACCATTCGAGATTGGGCAATAGCCATATGTTTACTTTTTATTCTCAATAGCATAAGCAGGATTGAAAATATCTTTCGGTATTTGAAAGTCTATCTTCATTGATCTGCCTTCTTCAGCTATTCTCATTACAGCTACATTCAAAGGTAAACCTGAGTTAAGTGTATGTTTACATCTTTTCTTAGATATCTTTAAAAGCTGTAATGCTTTACCTTTTGGTCCAGCATAATATGCTTTCTCAGTTTCTTCTCTACATAGCTTTCTTATTAGATCTTCATGATCTTTCGGATCAGCAATAAGTTTTCTTGATATATCAGTTGTCCATTTCCTTTGTTTATTATAAATGGTAACTTTATCGTACATCTTATCAACCGACCTATCTAGATCATTCTTTAGCTGTTGCTCCATCATATTTTTGTTAGTTACAAAATCATGATAGGCTTTATGTTTCGTTTTGATATCTTGTATATCAGTATCAAGTTTCAACTTAGCCCTAAACTTCGAAAGATTTTCATCTGTCAATTCTTCGATTTCATCAATCATTTCTGATTTAAGGCTAGAGTTTCTTGCTTCATACTCTGAATCGATATCATAATCCCAATACGCATATTCTTCTTTACGTATCGGTCTCATTATCTTGTCAGTCATTAAGCAACCTTTCCTGTTTGATCATTTGATTTAGACATACTTTCTAGTATCTCAGCAGTCTCAATTGCATTCTTCTCTCTTACTTTGTCTAGTGCTTCTTTCGTTGCAATAAACACAGTAGTAATAGCAGAAGTCTGAGTATAACTAGGTAATGATTTATGTCTTGGATCTTTCATTACCATCGCTGCACATTGAAAGTATAGCTCACACATATATCTAGCCATACCCATTTTCTTCTCAACTCTCTCAGCAACTGGTAGTTTCTTGATTTCTTCTGTCATTGTTTTCCTCCTTTCTTTTGATTTCAAATGGCACTTCAAGTCTCTCAGGTGTATTCTTTTCAATACACTTGTATAGACCAATGCACACTCTGATTGGTAATGTAAAAGCTCTAATAAGCCCATCACCTACTTTTTCTATACGTTTCATAGTCCTCCTTTTGTTTACGTAAACGCAAGTATCTAT